AAAAAATGCACAAAAAAATCAAGCGCGACGTGCGCGTGAGATTGAGCGTGGCGACCCTGACGGGCTGGCTTGGGTTGGGCGGTATGATGCGGCGCTGACGCGTGCGCGGCGGCTGTTGCCAGCGAAAGAGGTGGGGGCATGAATGCTAACGAGCGTGATCGGTTGGCCTGTGTTGCGGGTTTAAGTATGGTTCCTGATCAGTGCGGACCCGCGATTGTTCGTATAGCTCCAGCGCGTGGTGCTGTGGTGGCGCGGGATGATGTTGTTTATCATGAGACGTCGGATGGCGGTTTTCGAGTGGTTTCAAATGGTTTCGATGGTCGGTTGGGTTTGCGGCGCGGTGATGCCTTTGATCGCATGTTTGATCAGGCAAAAAAGGCAAAGGTGGCAGAATTATTTACACCTGAGCAAGTGTCAATGGGGCGGTTCTATCGGGATTTGACTGAGCGTTATGTGAGTTCTGGCATGAAGTGTTCGTCGTTTGAGGGTGTTGGTGGTGGGGCAACCGCTGCCGTTGATGATCGGATGGATAGAATTATTATGGATGCGCAAGAGCTTAACCGTCTTCATGATAAAATTGGTTCTGGTGTTGCTAAGGCTGTACGCAGGGTGCGGCCTTCTGATCGGGGTGAGCGGTTTTCGATTATGGATCGCCGTTTGGTTGATATGGTTTGTTTAGAGGATCAGTGTGTTTCGGGTGTCTTGCGGATGCACGGTTGGGCGGTTAAGGGCGTAACCGTTAAGGCTGTCAGGCTTGCTTTGTGTCTTGCCTTGGACCGAATGATAGGTAGGCGATTAGTTAATGATGCACAGCACTGTACTTTTGGGGATACAGCAACAATGGGAGAGTGGAGTTGCCAGAAAGAATAGTTGTATTACAATTGGTTGCGCGGTTTCGGTGTTTTTATTGTTATTTAGTTCTTTACAGTTAGGTCATCCGCGCCCTATGAAATGTGCATAATCAATAAATGCGTCGATCAAAAATGGTCAGGCGCATTTTTTGTATCTGGTTGGTGTCGATGGCAACAGCATAAAGAACTACATGATCAGAAAAATATGCGCGTACCCTTTATGTGATGACCTTGCCGCTGAAGACGGTTCACGGTGCGCAGAGCATATTGTTGTTCAGAAGCGGGTAAACAGTGAGCGCTGGCAACGAACGCAACTGGCTCCTGATGTTGCCGCATGGCGCAAGCTTTATAATTTGCAGTGGTGGCGTAGGCAAAGCAGAGAATATTTGATCCGCAACCCGCTGTGTGTTGAGTGCTTGTCTGTTGGTTTGGTAACCGAGGCGCGGGATGTGGACCATAAAGATCCGCATCGCGGGGATATGAAAAAGTTTAAGGATCGGAAGAATTGGCAGGGTCTTTGCAAGTCGTGTCATAGCCGCAAGACAGCCCGCGAGGTTTTCAACAATCGGTAAGTATTGTTGCAAATATAGCACATGTTGCATATTTGCAACAAAAAAAGGGGGGGGTGATTTTTTTTTAGCAGCTGGGTGCCAACGACCGCGCGGGGAAGGTCTTCTTACGCGTACGTTGAATTGGGAAAAAAAGCCCACTTGTAGAAAAAGACCAGCACCAGAAAAGAAAGCGAATTTAGATGAAAGGCAAAAAACCAGATATTCCCAAAAAAGGTGTTCCGTTAAAGGTTGTCCAGAGTGTAACTCAATTGCAATCAACAGCGGTCAAGGACGGAATTAGTATTCCCGAAGCGCCAAATTTCATGAGCGAAGAGGCGCGTCGGGTTTGGGATGAATTAACTCCGTTTGTTGTGGCGAAAGGTCATTGGGAGCCTCAATATACTTATCAGTTCGCGGGGTATTGTGAGTCAGCGGCCAACTTCATTTTGGCAACTGGTGATATTGCCGCGATGGGTCGTTATTTTATGACGCAGACCCGCAATGGTGAGCAGGAAAAAAAACGTGCGGCATGGGGGCAACAACAAGAGGCGCTATCGCAAATGCAAAGGTTAGCGGCTGTTTTTGGTCTATCACCAGTGGACGCTGGACGGCTCAACGGTGAAGGCCAAGGTGATTTATTTGATGATGCTCTTGCGCAATTAAATGGAACCAATTGATCACCCCGTTTCACGTTACGCAACAGACGTTCTTGAAGGTAAAATAATTACAGGGGAATTGGTCAGATTGTCTTGTGAACGACACTTGCTTGATCTTGAAGCCGGCGCAGACCGTGGTTTGATTTTTGATTGTGATGCAGCTAATCAAATTTTGAATTTTTCGAAAATGATAGCCCACACAAAAGGTGAAATGGCAGGTAAGCCAATCACCTTGCAGCCTTGGCAGGAATTTAGGCATGGTTCTGTGTTTGGATGGAAAAAGCCCCGTGATTTTGTAGATCCAGTTACGGGGGTTGTAACAACAAAGCTGGTTCGGCGGTTTAGGTCAACATATCATCAGGTCGGTAAGAAAAACGGCAAAACCACTGATACGGCAATTCCTGCATTGTTCACACAATTGTTTGATGGCGAAATGACGCCTGAAGGATATTGCGCAGCTACAACCCGCGACCAAGCAGGGCTGTTGTTTAAGGATTTGCGCCTCATGGTGCGGGCATCACCTGTACTAAAGCATTTGATGAATGTTTGGCGCTACACAATTGAAACCCCGCGCACGCAAGGGTCGATTTCTTGTTTAAGTCGCGATGGTAATTCAACGGACGGGATCAACCCGCATTTTGTATCACGCGATGAGGTTCATCGTTGGACGGATCGCGATTTGGCAGAAATTGTGGTCAATTCGATGTTGTCTCGTTCGCAACCAATTGATTGGGCAATCACAACAGCAGGCGCAAGCATGGCCTCTATCTGCGGTGAGATGCGAAAATACGCTGAAGATGTTGTTCGGGGCGATGTCGACGATGACGGTTTTTTCGCCTATGTGGCAGAGCCGCACGAAGAGGATGATCCAGGTGACCCTAAAACATGGATGATGGGCAATCCGAATTTAGGCATAAGTTTTCAGCAAGAAGATTTGAAGGCGATCTACAACAAGGCGCTGGCCATTCAAGGTCAGATGCCTAATTTTCGTCGGCTGCATTTGAACCTTTGGACGGAAGGTGCGCAAACTTGGATTGGTCGTGATGTTTGGGACAAAGGATCGCAGTCGTTTGATGTGAAAAATTTATATGGCCGTCAAGCTTGGGTTGCTGTCGATCTGTCACGCACCACGGATATGACTGCAATCGTTGTCGCGGTGCCTGTTGAGGATTGTGTGTATTTAATTACGTACAGTTTTTTGCCAGAAGGGCCAAAGGGATTTATTACAAGAGCGCAAACCGAGAATAAATCTTATACTTCTTGGAGGGATAATAATTGGCTTGAAGTCCATAAGGGCGGGGTCATTGATGAAGATCAGATTTTGCAACGTTTGGAGGAAATTCGAGCTGCGTTTGACCTTCAGGAAGTTGCTTACGATCCGTGGGGCATGAAATACCTAGCGCAGGAATTGGATAAACGCCGTTTTCCGATGGTCGAGCACCGGCAAGGCTATATGTCGATGTCACCCCCGATGAAGCGTTTTGAAGAATTGGTTATTCAAAATCGAATACGTCACAACGGAAACCCAGTTTTGGCGTGGGCGGTGGGCAACGTTCATTGTGACGTTGACGCAGCGGAGAATATTAAACCAAATAAGGCTAAAGCTGTTGGTCGCATTGATCCTGCGGTCGCGGCAATTATGGCTGTTGGCCGCGCTGCGGCGGCGCAAGAAAAACGAAAAGCACGGGAGATTATGTTTGTATGAGTATTTTTAGTCGCCTTCTAGGTCGTGCCGATGGTGTGGCCGCTGCCCGTGTTGAGCCGACAGTAATGGCAATGTCTGGGCAGGCGTCGGGTGTGCAAGCGCCTGAATTGTGGATGAACGATGTAGGTTTTGGCACGCAGAGCCGCATAAAAACTTTGCCTCGCGTGTCGGCCGTAATTTCCCAAAAACACGCGACGGTTACGGGGTGCTGTAGCATTGTCGCGGGAGATTTGGCAAAAATACCCTTAAAACTTTACAAGCGTGATGCAGATGGCCGCGAAGAGCGTATTCGTGATCATGCCTCTACTTATTTGTTAAATGTTGAAAGTTCACCGGGTGTGTCGTCTGTAGTTGCTCGTTTTGCGATGGGTTACGCATTCTTATTGCGGGGTAAGTCTTTTACCTACAGTCCGCGCGATGGTGCGGGTGAGTTGATGTTTTTGGATGTGATTAAACAAGATGGTTGTCACATCACAAAGGTGGGTCGTGAGCGGTTTTATGATTTTGAAGACGGTGCAGGTGTTTGTCGCCGCGCGCCTAGTCGGTCGATGGTGCATTTGCGCTATATGGCTGATGATAGCTGGACTGGTCGATCTCCAATTGAAGTTGCGGCGGAAAGTATGGGGCTTGCTTTGGCAGGGCAAGAGGCTGCGGCGCGAACCGCATCTGGCGTCACGACGCGGGCTTATATGAAAATAGAAGATGTCTTCGAGAATGACGAAGATTACAGGCGGAATGCAAAACGGTTACGGAATGCGATCAATGATCCAGATGCCAACGGCATCCCAATCATTGGGCAAAATGATGAGATTAAAAGTCTCGATATATCATCGGCGGATCAAGAATTACTATCAAGTCGCAAATTTGATGTGGGACAGATTCGATCTCTGTATCGCGTACCCGCATTTAAATTGCAAGATGCGGAACATGGCGTGAAAGCCAACGGAGAACAGCAGGCAATTGATTATCTAGTTGATTGTTTGTTGCACTGGGGGGCGTTTATTGAATGCGAATTGGCCTTGGGTGTGTTGACGGAGGGAGAGCGTCGTTCGGGTATGTTTTTCCGTCACGATTTCGGCGCATTACTACGCCCAACGATTAGCGATCAATACGAAGCGATCAACAAGGCTGTTGGCGGGCCGTTTATGACTCCAGACGAGGGTCGAAAAATCCTTGGGATGCCTACAACCGAAGGCGGCAAAAAGTTAAACCCCGCGCCAAACATGACACGCAAAGAAGATAATTCCAAAAAGGAGAAATCTGAATGAAAGACCAGTTAATCGCCAGCTTTTTTGCGGCGTCCGATATGGCTTTATGCCCTGCGAATGCGCAAAACCTATTATCGCAACCGTTGCCAAATATGGCGGTGGAAGCGGTCACAAGTGCTGCAATGATGGCGCGTGGTGAACGCTTTGCGATTTCGCGCGGTGTTGCAGTGGTGCCTATTCGTGGCATTTTAACGCCCAACATGTTCATGCTTGAACGCTATATGGGGTGGGCAACTTATCAGGGGCTTGAAGATACATTCGGGATGCTGGCTGCCAATGAAGAAGTCGCGGCAATTGTGCCAATATTTGACACGCCTGGCGGAATGGTTCTTGGCTTGGAGGGGGCTGCATCTGCAATTGGTGCAGCGGCGAAAATCAAGCCTGTCCATGCTTTAATACATCCACT